TATTTTCCAATAAATCATTAAAATAATTATAATTATCTTCTGTTAAAGTTATAGCACTTTCATTTGCAAATTTTATAAGATCTTTATCTAATAATAACTTATTACAATTTATTAAATCATTATACGTGTCATAATCACTTAATTTAAAAATGTGTGTTCTAAAATATTCAGTTTTTTCTAAATTTAGTAACTCAGATATGTTTTCAGTCGTTTGATTATTAAAATGTAGTTTAAATGATACACCAATTTCAAATTGTGAATTTTTACTTTGCTCATTTAAAAAATTAATTACCTCGTCAAAAGTTTCATTTAAACGATACTTAGATTTTTTAAATTTATCTAAATTTTTTATAAATTCAGATAATGTAAGCCAACTGCAATGAACACCTGTAAATAATTTAGAAACTGTATCTGGAGATATAATAACATATTTAGATTTATTAAGATCTCGTGTTACTGATAAATTATAATCTTTTTTAAGTATTTCTACTTTATCTCTAGGTAATTTAATATCAGAAGTTCTATAAATTACAGCATCTTTTATATCTGAATTTGTAATATCCAAGGTTTTGATATCTAAAGCCTCATCTAATGAATAACCTTTATTTAAAATAGCATAAGTATAAGGATCAGTTTCATTCAAAATACGCAATGAAAGCGTTCCCAATGTAGAACTAATAGCGGTTGAATAAAATTTTAAAATTTTTATTTTGTTTTTCATAAATTTAAATATTCAGGTTTAATTGAAACTGTAAAATTGTAAATCTCACGATTTATAATGCGTATTTCTTTCCTGGCAACTTTTTCCAAGTAAATAAAAGCTTCAGAGTTTAAATCATTATTTTTTTTTAATTCTTCTATAAATTCTCCAGGATACAAATGCTTATAGTCATATTTATTATTATCAATCCAAAATTGTACATCTTTGTTTCTAGTAAATTTATATCTTATATCAGTATCACAAGTTCTGTAAAGCGCCCATAAAAAATGATAATTTTTAGATTGATCAATTGTAGGAATTATTTTACCGGCAATTTCTAAATCATCTGTGTTAGAACTAGAAATCATACCTTTTAAAAGATCCAAAAGTTTTTCATCTAAAGCTACTAGATTAGTTGAGTTATTTAAAATTGAATTAATATTTAAAACATCTTGTACAACATTAGTATCAATAAGGTATGCAATTTCTATTGCTTTACTTTTAACAAGAAACACTTGGGCATACCAGGTTTTAGTATAACCAAAATTGTTTGATTTTCTAACAACCCAATCGTGCTTAGAACAAAGTAAACTTTTAGCTTTATTATTATACTTATAAGAAAAAGCAGAAAATGCATTACCTTTTATAAATAATGATGTTATATTAGGTATAGTTTTACCATGAAACTCAAATTCTAAATTATCATGTGTGATGATAAAATCAGAGGTCAAATGATTATTTGACAGTTTGAGTTTTTTATTTTTAATTTCATGTTTTACTCTATCTAATGAAACAGGGCATCTATTTAATAAATAACCAGATTTTAAGTTTGACATTCCATTAGTTATTTTGTCTTTACTTAAAATATTATAAATACGATCATAGTCGTATTCATTTAAAATTATATAAGGCTCACTTGTATCCATTGTATTAGAAGGCACCTCCATATAGGAGGCACCTTCTAAATTAAAATGGGCTAAAGCATTAAGATTAAATCCTTCATCGTTTTTAGTTAAGCTCATAGTTTAAATCATTGTCATTTTCATAATCTCAGAATCCATCATCATTTTATTAAATTTCTGTTTGTTACCGTTAAAGATTGTTCTTACAATTAGATATTTCAAATCATTTGTAAAATAATCTTTAGTAGATAATGCAATCAAACGTTCAATTATCTTTTGTGTAACAACATTTTCTTTTGCATAAACAAGTGCGTAATTACACAATCTTGTAGCTAAAGTAGAAGCAATATCTGCTCTATAAGTAGTATTTTTTCCAATACAACCAGAAAGAGCTCCTAAAATATAACTTTCATTTTCATTAAGTAATAAATCTTTAGGTGAAACAAGTTTGTCCAATTTATTATTAATAAATATAGTAAACATGCTTGCAAAAGTATCTCCGACTGAACCTTCACCTATCATTTGGATAAGAGAAAGATTATCATCAAAAGATTCAATACTTGAAATTGAATTAAAAAATGTAGTAATAGATCTAGCATTTGTTTCTGTAGTAACTAACTCCGGATGCAAAAGCAAAAAGTTAATACAACGTGAATCAATACCTGCATCTTCAGCCCAACGTGCCCATACATTTATATCAAACTTTAAGTTTGCTGTAATGTAGCGTGTCTTTTGTGCATTATCGATGGAATTTACCATGTAATCCCCGTTATCCGGATTAGATGTCAAAATGATATGCCAATCTTTAGGTAGAGACCATGAAATATAAGTTTGCCTATCTATCAATTCCATTACAGCTTGAATAAATCTTATATCCGCACGGTTCCAGTCATCAAGAAGTAAAATACCACCTTCTTTTTTATCAGCAATCCATTCCGGTGCACAATATGACATTCTGTTCTTACCGGTCATTTTATATCCATTTTTAAGATATTCAGTTACGGCAAGTTCATCAACCCAAACACCCACTTTTTTTACTACTGTAGGTGAATTAAGTTGACTTATATTATTTGCTGCAGCAGATTTTTGGGCCGAGGTAAAGTTAACTGTATTGTCATCAGCTTGTACTTGTTTTTCTATATACATTTGAAACTGTCTTACTGGAAAACCAACCAAGTCACCAAGTTCCTCAATTTGAGCAAGATTTAGCTTAACAAAATTCAGTTGCTTTTCAGCTGCTATTTCAACAATAGTAGATGTTTTGCCAATACCCGATTCACCCATTACTTCAATAGCAACAGAAGGTTTTTTATTAGATTGCAAAAATCTATTATTTTCAATAATATGATTGACAAAATTTTTTAGTTCATCAATGTTTAGATTTACTTGTGCCATTTTTTTTGTTTAGTTTAGTTTAATTGTTTTACCTGGTAGATCATAAGTAATTGTTGAAATACTACTTAGTACCCATAATGTATTATTTGGACAATTTACAGGTGCACTACATTCACCATCTGTCAAATATATAAGAGCTGTATATTTAGATTTATTACTGTTAAAGTGATCAATTACAGGTTGAAAACTTGTTCCACCACGACCTTTTATAGTTAAATCTTTTTTTGGATTAAAAACTTCTACAGAATTTAGATTTGTATCACACTGAGCAACTGTAATAACATGACCTGTTTTATGCATATGAACCAATTCTTTTGTAAATTCTTTTAATTCATCTGTACTTACAGATCCAGAAGTATCTATTCCAACTAAAATATTGTTTTTATGTTTAATTTTTAAGCCTGGATTTTCAATATAACGTTTGTTAAATTTTCTTTTTAATTTTTTCGTATATACAATAACAGACTTACCAACAAATCTCCTGAGATACCCACGCCAATCAAATTTTGGTGGATCAATTGTATTAATCTTATCTATAATTTCCGATAGTTCTCCAGGAATTATACCTTGTTTTTTAAGTATATTGTCTGAAGTTTCTTTTAACTGGTGATCAATTTGCTTTTTTATTAGTTTCTTTTCAGAATCAGATAAATTTTCAAACTCATCCCAAGTTTTATGACTATACATACTATCACCTTCCATCTGACTTAAAATATTATTTAAAGTCTCTGATGTTCCATCTTGTTTTGCTTGCTGAAGGAGATCGTAGTAAATTTTTGTACCGGCTTTTACAGGTAATTTTAAATCTGAAAATGTACTTAAAGTTAAACCACCAGTTGGTAAATAACTTTCATCAATATATTGATTTATTTCTAAATCTGCGGCAATATTAAAAAGATCTTTATCATTAAATGAATCTCTTAATATAAGATGTCCAAATGCAATATGCAGTAACTCATGTTTTAATAAACCGTGCGTATGGTCATCAGATAAACCATTAACAAATGTTGGATTTATTGAAAGTTGTACACCTATTCCATTTTTACTAACACCAGCAGTTGGTATATCTTCCCTATATGTTTTGTTTAATCCAATTAAAAATAAACCATAAAAGGGCTCTGTGAATATTAAATTTTTTGATATTTTTGATATTCTATCAGAAATTTTATTGAGGTTATTACTCATAAATTTTAATATTATTTGTTATTTTGATATTTCAATTGTTTATCATAAATATTAATAACCGTATATTTAAAATATTTTAGTAAATTAGGATTTGTAGAACCCAGATTTTTTAATTTTATTTTTGAATTAAGATTATTTAAATCTAAACCTTCTTTATCAAGATTGAAATGTTCTCTAAATTCTACTTTTTTTGGAATAGAGTTAATATTTTTATAAAGTAATTCACAAAAAACACGAGATACTTTTAGATTTTCTATATTTGATACTGCAATTGAAAAATCATCATTATTCGCGTTAAGCATCGTAGTTAATGTTAAAAGCGTTTGGTAATCTAAACTATCATTCATTTTACTTTAGGTTTTTTTTTAGGATTTATTTCAATTATTACACCCGGTTTTGTTTTATTATACTGATAATCAAAAAATACAGGTTTAATTAAATCAGCGTTATCATCAGGAATCCAACCATAAGTAACCATATCATCTTGCACAGTTTGAGCAGGATTGATATAGTCAAATTTATGTCGGGTGCCTCTAATAAAGGTTAGTCCTATTTCTATAGGTAAATCATGTTTTGCCAATTCAGCCTTAAACTTTTCAGCATATTCCAAATAATATTTTTTTGAATATTTTCTGTAATTGACAACTGTTTTACTTGCAATAAAATATTTACCTGTCCAACGCCTTCCATTTTTAGAAGAAGGTACGTTACCTGGTATAAAAAATTTCATTCTTTTTTCAATATGGTTTTTAAAGTTGTTGTTAATATAGTTTTTGTTTTGTCATAACCAAATTCTTTTAAAGAATCTGATATATCCTTACTCATTTCAAGAAAAGTACCATCAATATTATAAACATCTCTATATTTTTGAATAGCATTTAAACCTGCTTTATCATTATCAAAAAGAGTTATAATTTTTTTGTACTTAATCATTAAATTTTCAATTATATAGGCTTTAATTAGTGTATTTTCACTGTCCGGCGCTATAACATCTAAATTATAACCAAAACTTCTGAGACACATTGCATCTTTTAGCGAAGAGCAAATGACTAAGTAAGGATGATTATAGTCTAGTTGATCTAAACCTTGTATGTAAGGTTTAATCTTTAGAAATTTATTTTTCTTAAACGGCTGATATATCTTGTATGCCTCATTAGAACTATCGCAATAAGCATAAATATATTCAGTTTGGATGTTTATTTTAGTATTTGTATCTCTACAAATTTCAAAATCCAATACTGGTTTTACATTATATTTTTCGAGTAAAGTTTTTCCAATTCTGTAAGAAAGCCAATATTTTGCATCATTTGTATTCCAATCTCTAAACTTTATATTTGTTACTTGCCATTTAGAGTCAAAATTTAATTCATAGTTTGTAATAGTATTGTTTTTACCAAAACTATTGTAATCATTTACAATTTTATTACAGGCATTTGAATAATCAATATCAAACATTTCCATGACCAGTGTAATCTTGTCACCATATTTTCCGGATGAAAAGTCTTTAAAATAGTATTGGTTTTCTTTTTTATTTACATAAATGCAAAAACTTGGTGTTTTTTCTAAAGGATTCCAAATAGATTTAAGTTTTACAGATTGACCTTTAAGATCTTCCTCTAAATTTAAATAATATTTAAAAGCCCAGTAACTTGGTACTTGATTTATTTCAAAAATAATGTTTTTTGTGCTATACATAAAATTAAAAAGAGCAGGCTATTAACCTGCTCTTTTACATTTTTAAATATTAAAAACTAGAGTTCAAAATCATCTCCAGAATTTACTGGTGCTTCAAAAGTATCAACTCGATTAGCTTCTTTTTTCACAAATTTCCTTACATGTTCATCATAGTTGAATGTAATCAATCTGCTAGATTCAGAATTAAGACTTTCCATTGGTACACCATTTTTAGAAATGCGGGGCAAATGCAAATCTACATTGATATAGCCTTCGGTGTTTTCCCATTCTCTGCCACCAATACAAGCATTAATGTACTCCGTGTTTTTAAAAATGGTTTTACACTTGTCCATAAAGGCATCAATTGTGTCAACATTGATATCATCCACTTCATTTCTCTTACCGGTTACATCTGCAAGAAAAGCAATAGATTTCAAAATTTCTTGATCTTTATTGATTTTTCTACCGTTATCTAGAACAGCATCCTTAAACGGATAAGGTGTCATCCTTACTTTTCCAACTTGCCCTTTGTAACGAGGACCGTTTGGATTTGCGGCATCTATTAGAAATCCTTGAAATTCGCCGTTTATAGGCTCACTTTCAACATTCAAAACAATATTGAATGAGTTTTTGTCATAAGGAGTTGCCTCAAAAGATAGACTGTTAATTTTGATTTTACAGTTACCAGGTGAAAGAACTGGACTTACACGATTTGATGAAACATTTTTTGTACTTAGCATTTTTTTTGGTTTAAAGGTTAATTTTCATATTTTTTAATGCATTCTTTTACAAATGCCAAATCATTAGGAATAAATTCCTGATCAAACATTTCCATTGGTGTTTTACATGTTGTTTCACCATCTGTTTTGGTTGCAAACACGTATGATAAACTACCATCTTCTTGTTTAATTACTTTACCGAATAATACAATTGAGAATAGACCCTCTAATGTAAGAGCATTATCAATCATTTTACCCACTGTTTTAGCTTTAATTTTTCTTTTACCATTAATATCCGTGCTATCTTCAGAATGGGTTAGAAAAAATATATATAAGTCCTCTCTCAAGTCTTTAGGATATTTTGCTACTGCAGCTAGATTAGCTGCAATAGATGTAAATTTATCATATCCCTTTTCAGACGCTTTATCAAAGTACTCAAAGCTTGACATATACTGCCAGTCATCAATAATTAAATTTTTGATATGTGGCATTTTTTCATTTACGTGGGCCATTGTTTTCATAACACCGGGCCCTGAAGATACATTTACTAAATTTCCATCTGGATTTTCTTTGTTTAACGTTTTATATTTACTCTTCCAACCTTTAAATGGTAAAGGTTTATTTGCAATATTAACAATTACTGTTTCTTTTGGATCTAAATTCCTGATGGATGTTGATTTACCAGAACCAGATTCTGCGATCACTAATATACTATGTGCCATGTTTATTTTTTTACTTTTTTTTAATTAATTCTTTGATTTCAGTTAAAACTCCAGTAATTCTATCTAAAGCATCTACTATGCCAATATTAGAATATTTCCATTCTGGGTTTTCAATTTCATTATCGGAAACTTTACTTTGATTCTTTTTTTTACCTCTGTTTGTAATATCATTAATTATTTTTAACTCACTTACAGGTACTAAGTATCTTTGAAAACCAGCGTTAGATACAATTAGCTCATATTCATCTGACCAAAAGGGATTGTGTCTAAACAAATATAGAGTTCTTTTTGGGTCTTCACATTCATAAGCGCTACTTACAAATTCAGTATAAATATCTTGTGTTTTTTGTAACTCACTGGCAAAGAAACTAATGTGTAGTTCATCTTTACCTGGAGGTCTGTATGCCATTTTGGGTATAAATATAGCATCACTAATATGTTCTGCGTCAAAATAAGGTTGATGTTCTTGTCTTAATTCTAAGACTTTCAATCTTCTTTCGTCAGATGTAATTTGATTTTCTTTACTTTTTGTATTAATCATCTTGATTGTGTTTGAGGTGTTGGTATTTCTATAATCTCCATTGTACTAAATAAACCTTTAAAGAAACTTATTCTAGTATCTCCATTTCTAGCTTTTAAAAAATGAAATACTAAAACACTGTCATCTTCAATTACATATCGGTCCGGACCATAAAATCTAATTTTTCTATGCGCCGGTCTGTTTATGCCAATTAAATTATCTGCATGTTGCAGCATAGCATCTGATCCAAATATGTCTTGTTCTGTAATATAATTACCATATTTACCATCTATTGCTCTTTCTGGGTCCTCTACATTTCTATTTAATTGAGATAAAGTTATAAATAAACAGGGATAATCTCTTTTACATTGAGTGAAAAATTCACCAAGTTCAAATAAAGTATCTAGTCTATCTTTTTGGTAAGGAGCTTTTTTGACAAGTAATGTATGATCAAGTGTTATTATTGTTTTTTTACCTTTATGGTAATTCATATATAAATCAATTTGATCACGCATTTGATTTACTGTAAGCGGTGTTCCTATTACATCAATAGGATACTTTACTCTCTTTTTAGCGTATTCATAGCATTGATTTATAGTGCTGTCTAAAACTCTTGAACCTGAAGCACTGGTTAATTCTTTATATGATTTACCGGTTATAGAAGTAAATTCTCTAATTGCAGAATTTCTACCAACCATCTCAAACTGAAACTCTAATACTCTGTAATCATCATTTGGATTAAGAGCAAAAGATTCTCTTATGATTTGATCTTTAATTAAAGTTTTACCTGAACCGGGTCTTGCTGCAATAACTGTAAGGCTATTCCATTCTAAACCATCAACTGTTGCATCATTAAATTTTGGCCAAGGAGTATGGATAGATTTGTCATTTCCTGCTTGTCTATTCTTAATATATTTTAATGCTTCATTGAAAGATGCATGTTGACCATCCCATAGTTTTTCACTCATACTACTTTTTCTTTAAAGAAACTTTGATTAGTAGTATCAACACCATCTCTAGTTAAATCACAATAATCGGCCAATGTTGATTTTTTTACTTTATGTTTGTCTTGTTTAGAAATAAAGTATTGACTTGTCATCATATACAAGTAATTATTACTTGCATATTCTTTTACATACATTTCTGTTGCTTTATGTACTTCTTCCCATGTATAATCAAAAGTAGCAAAAAACCATCTGAAAGATTCAGACAATGCTTTAGTATTATTTCTAGCCGGCATACCACTTGGTAATTTTGCTTTAGGAAAAATACATCTATACTTTTCTATATTTTCCAAAAAATCTTTACCCATAATCTGGGTATTTGTTCTTGCTTTAGCTTTTATAAAGAAGTTGTCTAACATATAGATAAAGTTCATTCCTTTATCTGTTATTGTTAGTTGCTTATTGCTAGCAACATTACTATCTTTTGTATATACTATAAACTCAGCATAGACAAGTTGTTCTATACATTTATTTGCATTAACATAAGGACAGTTAACGCTTTCTCTAACAGAGAATAAAAATAAACATGCATCTGGTGATATTTTATTCTCTAAAATTTTTTGGAGTAGTTCCCACATAAAAACAAATTTACCAATCTATAGGGGTTTTCCCAAGTTTTTCCAGCTTTTTATTTATATCAATAAAAAGATTATTACTATTCCAAGTACCTTTTGAATATGCAGCTGAAGCTGGATGTGACACTTTTATTATATCTAAATTATATAAAGTATTAGACCATTCTTCGGCTTTTTTGCCTAAAAGAACTGCTATACAATCTTTATGATTATTATTGATATGGTTTAAAAAAAATGACGTGAATCCTTTCCATATATGATAGTGACTACCAATTTCATTAACTCTACAAGTAAGTGCCGTATTATACATAATTATACCCTGTCGGGTCCACTTTTGTAGGTTTGGGTCTCTTTTATACCCATCCGGGTACATTTTTTCAATTTCATTAAATATATACCTTAATGATGGTTGTTCCTTCATTGTTTTACTACAACTGAACGCAATACCATCAGCTACATCTGGTTGTGGATAGGGATCCTGACCAATGATAATTACTTTTATATTATCCGGAGGACATGTTAATATGCCATTAAAACATTCTTTAAATCTTGGCGTTGATACAAAACCATTCTTTTTTTCTTCTATTAAATAATCTATAAGTATAGAAAATTCAAGCTGATTAAGAAAGAAATTTAATAAATGCCAGTTATGACTTAAAAATAATTCTGATAACTTTTCTTTTATTTCTGTTATATGCATGTATATCTTGTATTTATATGTATATTTGTTTAAATTAAAAATAAAATGGACAATAAAATTAACGCACTACCTGAATCCTACGATTTAACTCAAAATATTAAAAACGTAGAAGTTAATACTGGTTTTATTCTTGGTTTAGAAAGAATAATTCTTTACTTTATAACAGATTTGATTGAAGATAAAACATCAATTCCGGATATGTTTAAAAAGTTTGAAAAACTTTTATCTACAGATAGAAAAGAAGCAGAAAGTGTAAACTTAAATTCTATTGAATCTAATGTTTACACTCTCTTTGCTTTACAGCAGCTTCTCAGATCACATGCTTATGAGCAAAATTTAGTTACTAAAAATAAAGTTAATATAAGTAATCAAGAAATTGAAGATTTAATGCAAGCTTTTAAAGATAATAACTCAGTAAAGATTAAAGAATTATATCAAAAAATGGGAAACAATTTATCTTAAGTTTATATTATTGAAATCTCCAATTTCAATACAAGACTGAATTGCCATGTTTAGTTCCATTTTGTCACAATCTGCAAAAGATCTATAATAACGTTTGTTGTTATTAATGTAATAAAGACCTGATCTGTCTTTTATTAATTTCTTAATTTCATCAAAAGTGTAACCTATTGAATTTGCTAATTCTCTGCACATAGCATGTATTCTTGCTAATTGTGCGTTACTTGCTTTATTTGTACTATAAGAAATATAAACATCTAATTTTACACCATCTGGTACAGAACGCATAAAATTATCAAATCTAATTTTATTAGTCCCAATTGGAAAATCAAAGTTTCCATTTTTAGCACTAATTTGAAGATAAATATTATCGCTTTGAGCTATAATGTGAGAACCATCTTGTTCATCACCCGGATCAGATATTATCGGATTTAATTTTTTCATCTTTAAAATAAATTTGTTTTTTTTCTATTATTCTATTAACAATATAATCATTATTATAGTATGCAGTTAATTGTTTTAACCACATTAGTAAATCTGCTATTTCATCTTCAATTTGTTTACAATTATCTAGTTTAGGTTTATTTATACTTTGCATCAAAGCATGTGATAATTCACAACATTCTTCAACTGTTTTTCTTTTTATGTAATCAAGGTCATTTAAATCGCGTATCATATTAATAAGTTAAGTATTCTATTTTTGATTTATCTAAACCTTCAAGTGCTTTATCAACCCATATCTCATCAACTGAATCTTTATAACAAAGTATATGGCAAACAGATATTTGATCAGGATTTAATCTTAAAAGTCTTCCAATTCTTTGTGTAGATTTTCTTTCATTACCATAAGAATGCATTATAATTCCCACTTTAAGTTCTGGTATTGATACACCTTCATTTAGTTGTGCTATACAAGACAATTTTTTTATTGTACCTTCTTTAAACAGTCTTAAATTTTCTTCAGAATTATCATTATTTGAGTGATAACTGTGTTTACAAATTCTATCTGCTTGCTCTTGAGTATTAGCAAATATAATACATTTATCGTTTATATCATTTAATATACTAACCAAATATTCTTCTTTAGTTGGATAACTCATTAAAGCTCGCATTCTAAAAATAGAATAAAATTGTTTTTGTTTGGGAGTTTCAGCTTCTTCTAAAAGATTTGATAATCTAGTATAATCGTTATATTCAGATGTGTACCAAAATTTACCAGCTTTTGTTTTTTTCTTAAGTGTTTTTAACTTATTTAAATTAAGTTTATGTACTACAATCCGATAATCATTTAGTATCTTTTGCTCTGTAGCTTCATCAACTGAAAATTTAAATACAGTTGGACAATGTTTTTGAATTAGCTTATACTTTTCACTATTTTGAAAAACCGGTAATGTTCCGCTTAAACCAAGTAGCTTTTGATTATAGTTATTAAGAAAGTTTTCATGATGT